TTGATAGTGGCGATTCGTTGCGTAGTATTGTTATATTCATTGTAGTATGTGGTCATTGGTTCAGGTGATACCCACGCACCATGCGTAGGCATCACAAGTCACAGCATCTCTGCTGTCACACTACAATTTATACAACGAACTCAACGCTACTCTCTAGAGCTTAAGTCTTAGAGCTTACTCTGCAGATCCAGAGGGGACCACGGGTCTCTCTTCAATCCGCATTTCTTTCACAAACATCTACAATGTCTGAAAGGCATCCGTGTAAAAAAAAGAAAATAATTGGGGGGGGTGTGAGGAAAAAGAAAAAAGAAAAAATAAAAAAGGTGATGAAAGGTATTGACTGGGTGATGGTGTGATGTTTAGAGTTTTCGCAACTGAGTGAGATTGGTTAAATTCTTCGGTAGAAATTTCTCATGTTGTATTGAGTGGGGAGGTTGGCCGAAGACTGAAACCAATCTCACGTTAGGTTAAAACCAGCCTCCCCTAATACGACTGAGGAGAGTTGGGGCTAATGGAAGTTATCTTTGCTCGTCATTAGTTTCTTTACCGAGAGAGGACATATTCGGATTTGGTTTAGCACCGCTAAGACGGACGACGATCAGGAGAAAGAATGGTTTAAGGGAGTGAATAGATGCGACCCTTAGTAATTAGTGAGAGACACCAATACCGTTAGAGTTCGACTACAGTCACATTCCACGGACGAGGTATTGGTCCTATGAGAGTAGGTGTGTTGTGGCTTAGGTGGCTCCGAGAGAGGAATTAAGCTGATGCGGTTCGCTTTGCGTAGGCGAACTGTATTGAAACATGAGGTTCACCATAAAAGGAATTGACTCTTGATGGTGATTAAATAGAACAAATTATGTTTATTAATGTTAAGGGAAGAGGTGTCAAAATTGATGGTATGGTCTTTCCTGAGGGAACAGATGAGTTAACAGCTCGTTTGTGGATGTTTTCTAGGAGTGTGTTGGATGGGTATGGTAAGGAGGTTACAGCGGACAAGAGGATGGAGTATTTGGTTGCAGCGATTGATTTGGGGTTTAATTGTGAGGGATCTGTTCGGAGAGTAATTTGGAATGATTGGACGGAGACTATTTTGCAGGAGTGTATTGGGGGTTGGAAGAAGAAGAACTTCATAGGTTTCGCGGGTTGTTCTAGTAGTGGCAAATCGGATGGTGTAGCTCTTTATGGTTTGATGGAGTATTGGGCTAGGCCTACAGATACGTTCTTTGTTGTGATGTCTACGACTAAGCAGGATGCGCGTATGCGTATTTGGAAGTCTGTAACGCAGTTATTTGGTCAAGCGATAGAGAAGGGTTGTCCGGGCAAGCTAATTGATTCGGATGGATACATTAAGGGTGTTGATCCGAAGGGGAACTTATGGAGGAATAGTGGGGTTGTTCTGAAAGCGGCAGGCAAGCAGGATGCGGATGAGGCAGCTAAGGAGTTGTTGGGTATTAAAAATCCTAATGTTGTGGTTGCAGCGGATGAGTTTAACGAGTTGGGGATAGGTATTTTGAATACGGCCTTTGAGAACATGACTTCAAATGACAGGTTGAAGTTTGCGGGTATGGCTAACCCCGATAAGGTTAGTGATCCGTTTGGAGAGTTGTGTGAGCCAGAGGGAGGATGGAAGTCGATTACGGAGGAGGATGAGCGATGGGAGACCAAGTATGGTGTTTGCAGAAGGTTTATAGCTGAGAAGAGTCCACGAATTGTTGAGCCTGATGGTGAGAAGTTCTACTGGCAGCCAGACAAGGAGTATTGTGAGCGTATAGCTAACCGTAGGGGCGGTACGAGGAGTAGGGGCTACTACCGCTTCGTTAAGGCCTTCTGGTGCCCAGACGGGGCTGCTAACAGCGTTTACTCGGAAGCTGAGTTTCTTAATGGATGTGCATTGGAATTGAGAGAGCCAAGCTGGGATAAGCACCCAACGCCTTTAAGTTCTCTCGATCCTAGTTTTAGTCGAAACGGAGACCGCTCACAAATGGCTATTGGAAAAGCAGGAATGGTAAATGGAAAAACCCATCTACACATATGCTTGGAGCAGCAAATCCTTGAGGATATTACAGATGGTAACGTCCCAATGACTCATCAAGTTGTGAGGCAGTGGAAGGAATACTCGATAGATTATGAGGTTAAGCCAGCGTATGCGGTGTTAGATAACACTGGAGCAGGAACACCGTTAGGACACGTAGTTGATTTGGAGTGGTCCCCGGCGACAAACAAAATTAATTTTCAGTCTAAGCCTAGCGGGAGGAAGGTTGTTTTCAGGAATAGTGATTGTCAGTATTTTAACAAGAACAGTGAGTTGTGGATTCAGGCTAAGGAACTAATTCGATCAAATCAAATTAGCGGCATCAGCAAAGAGACAATGGCTGAGATGGTTGAGCGTGAGTATCACACCAAGGAAAGCCGACTTCTTCGTGTTGAAGGTAAAGATGAAGTTAAGAAAAGATTGAAGCGCTCACCAGATAGGGCTGATGCGCTATTACTTTTGATTGATCGGGCTCTTTCTTCAGGCTTGCTTAAAAGTGAGGAAGTGCAGAAAGTGTCCGGTATGGCCAACAAAGGGTGGAGTAAGGTCAGTAAAACGAAGCGTATTGTTACCTCAAGTGGCAGAAAGATGCGAATTACTCGTGCAGGTAAAATTATACGTTGATTGACTTAATTCAAAATAAAGTGCAGAAGTCACTTACTCGAAGCTACAAATCTTTTATCTCAATACCTCAAAAAAACATATAATGTCTTTATTCAATCAATCACAAGAAGAGTTAGATGACCTAAAAAACATCGAAGCAGAAACAGATGAACCACCTTCCAACCGTCTAACATCTCCAAGTGTATTGAGATTGATTCATGATAAGAATGCAACCGCAGATGATGATGGTTCATTCAATCGAATGCTGGTTCAACAACTAATGGATTTTGTACCTCCACATGACGATGCAGAGCTTGAGAACAAAGGCCAAAGTGACCGCTTCAATATTACTACAGGTGAAGGACCAGTAATTAAAAACGAAGCGGTTTCTGCTTATCTGGATATTTACACCACACCTAAAGCAATGGTGGACATCCCGCTCAACCCAAGTGTTGATGAAAACTATGCTGAGACATGGAGAGCAGTTTTAGCTGAAGAGTTCACAAAGATGGAGCGTAAGAACGAGTCGTCATTGGCTACGTTTCTTTTGCTTGTTGATATTTACGTTAATCACGGGGTAGCAATCACTTACTTTGATGATCCAAATACAATGGAGTATTCTGTTGCTGGACTAGATCATTTCAAATTCCCTCGTAATACTGGTATCACTTCAGGTAAGTGTGAGTTGGGAACTGCTGAAGGAGAATATACCGTTGCTGAGCTTTGGAAAAAAATTGAAGGTAGCGTTGATGATGGCTGGGATGAAGAGGGAGTTAAGCAGGCGATTAAAGAACTTGCTGTAGAGGCCGATTCAAATAGATGGGATAATTGGGAGGCTATTCAGCGTGATATGAAGGCTAATGAAATGCACCTTAGCGGAACCTGTAAACCCGTTGAGGTTATTCACGGATGGGTCAGAGAGGCTAATGGAGAGGTTAGTTATTACATTACTACCAAAAGCGGCCTAAGTAAGCGTCAGAAGGACGCAGGAGCCACAGAAAGGTTCCTTTTCAAAGGTGATAACTATTACGAGAACATCAATCAGGCTATGCAGATTTTCTGTTACAGTGTTGGTAATGGAGGAAAGCTCTATACGGTTCGTGGCCTAGGTTATCTAATTTATCAAATTTGTAATGCTGGAGACATCATGCACAATAAGATGCTTGATAATGCTCGCGTTGGTTCATCGTTAATGGTTCAAGCTGATAACACTGACGACATTGAAGATTTGCAGCTCATTGATTTTGGTGGAGGTATTGCCCTCCCGCCTACAATGCGTGTGGTTGAGCAACGCTTTGGCCAGAACATAAATCAAAGTTTGATTCCTGCAATCGAGACGAATCAAAGGATACTCAATCGTGCTACTGGAGGTATTGCTTCCGGTGCTATGATGCTCAATAACGATAATGACAGGAAGACCAAGCTTGAAGTAAGTAGCCAACTAGACTACATCAATAAGCTCAATAGCTTTGGCGTTAGTCTTTTTTACGGCCCCTACGAATCGGTAATGAAAGAAAAGGTTCGCCGTGCATTCAAAGTGACTCAGGAAGACTCGGTTGCTAAAGCACGAGTTGAAGAGATGAAAAGGAAGTGTATGCAGCGCGGTGTTCCTGAAATGATTTTTGATGAAATTGATTTTGAGAATGTTACTGTTGCTCGTATTATTGGCACAGGCTCAAGAGCAAGTCGTATTATGCTAATGGATCAATTAGGCCAGCGTTATTCTACATGGCCAGCAGAAGGACGTAAGAACTTTGATTATGACTATGTTCTAGAGCTCGGTGGTGCAGATAGGGCTGAGAGGTATTCAGGCCTTCCTTCGCAGAAGAAAATGCCTTACGACTCTAAAATTGCTCATCTTGAAAACCTTCAGATGTTTGAAGGGGATTACCTTGAACCTGAAGACGGAGAAAACCATTTGGTTCATCTTTCCAAGCATATTCCTTATTTGGAAGATGAGCTTGAAGAAGTCCAAGAAGGACAAGTGGATATGATTGAATGGACTACTAACCACGTTCAGGTCTACAAACACATTGTTGCCACCCTTGAAATTACTACGGTTCATGAAACGCTTGAGCCTGAGCTTAATGACTATAAGCAAAGAACTCAGCAAGCTGGTGAAATTGTTCTTAACGGAATCAAAATGATCAAGAAAGCCGAACGTGAAGGAACCCTCAATCCTGAGCAAGCTGAAGGTCAAGGCGGTGCTGAAGATCAGACCGAAGAACAGAAAGCTAGTCAGAAGACTCAACGTGAAATGCAAGATGCTAAAATGAAGCATTCACAGAAACTCGAACAAGAGATGGAGCTTCATATGCTAAAACTCAAACAAATCAAAGAGACTGGAGAGCAAGCAATGATGATGGAGGCTCAGAAAAACCTAAGTAAAATTGCAGCTAGAGACACCGACGTTCAACATGAAATGAGGAAGGCTCGCGCAAAAGCTATTTAATTATGTCAATAAAACTAGACCCAACAGAAAAAAAGGCGCTTCAACGGATACTCAAATCAACAGTATTTATTAAAGTGATGGAGGAAGCTTTATCCGAAATAGGAGAAGAGCTCGATGCAACAAATAACTTAACAACAGAAAGAGCCGCGAATGCTTTCCTTATGGAATCAGGAGCCCGTGGC